TGATGGGAACGATGCTGGGTCTCGGCATGTTGGGCAGCATCATGCCAGAAGAAACGCAGGGCGCTATGAATCTTGGCGCGGCGGTTGGTGCTTTCAACCCGCTTGCCGGTCTTGCTGTTGCTGGTCTTGGTACGGCGTTGACTTCGGAGAACGAGGCTGTCGGAATGCTGGGCGGTCTTGGTGGCGGTGGGGCTGCGGGCGCAATGGTTGGCGGTCTTCCGGGAGCCATTGTGGGTGGTGTTGCTGGCGCTTTGGTCGGTGGCATGAAGGCATGGTGGAACCGGAATGAACGGAAGAAAGAAGAGGCACGCGAGGTTGGCGCTGCGGTAGCGGAAGATCTTTTTGGTTCCGTTCTTGAGGGTATTGCCGGCGTCGGAAGTATGGCCATGGGTGGACCGCGTGGACCGTTGAGCATGAACCGAGAAAATCGGTTGCGCGGAATCGCGGATCGTGCCGCTTACAACACCAACATCTTTAAATCTGGTCGCGGAAGCAGGAATGACGAGAACAAAGCGATGAAGCAGCAGATCGATGATCTGTACAACCAACAGGCGAAATATGGCATCGAGATGGAGGAAGCCGATTACCTGAAGGCTTTGGAAAAGCCACGAGAGTTTTTGATGACACTTAGTGAAGACGTTTTGGCTATGGCTGACTCGTCCAAACTTCTTCGCGAATCATATGACGCCAGAATGGCGAACAGGTGGACTTCCGCTCTCGGTATGACTGAGGATGCTGTGATCAGTTTGGCTGACGAACTCGGTGTCAACTTGTATGACGCCACGAAGAGCGCAGATGAAATTCTGTCTCAACTCACACGCAATATGGTTCATAGTTACAAAGAGTTGGAGCACGCATTCTCCGATGCTGCAGCAGAGGCTATTTCCGCTCTCGATGTTGCTATTGCACGCGAGGAAGCGCCGCTGGTCTTGAACGAAGCCGCACAAAACATCAAGGACATGATTGATGAGGGTGGTTTCAAGGATGCGGACATTATCCGCGAACTTCAAGCCATGTACGGCGGCTATCTCGATTTCTTCGAAGGTGACGCGATTAAGGCTGGGGTTGCGTTCCAGCAGGAACTTGTCGAGGGTGGCGCTTTCGGCCAAGGCAAATTGCTTGGTGGCGGTGAGTACGGGTCAATCGTTCAGCGGATTGTGTCTGACATCCCGTCGTTGATCCCGACCGGGTCAATCGGGGAAATGATCCGAAACACGATTGGTGCACAAGGTTTCGAAGTTGCCGGAATGCGTGGCAGTGATGCGACGTTGGATCAGGTCCTTTCCGGTATGACCACTTCTCAGTTGACGACTTTGTTGTCTGGTCTTGAGGGCGCTGGTGACTTCAAGGATATGGATGTCGGGCAAATCCAAACCGCCTTGCGCAACATGGGACTTGATGTGATGATCCAATCAATTAAGGATCAGAGTGAGAACGATGCGCAGACGTTTGAGGATGCGAGCGATAAATTCCAAAGTTCCGTAAACCGGTTGATTAATGCTCTGGACGAAGCGGCGATCAAGATTGCGGGTGAAGGTGACACGTCAACTCCTCGTGGAGATACGACATCGAGCAGGTTTGCTAGGACAATGTCAGCACATAATTCGCTCTCGTCGATGATTGCTGGCAAGCAGATTGTTACTTCAGGGTGGCGAAACAGTAATCTTGGCTCTCCGAGTTCGGATCATCTGTATGGTCGAGCGCTCGACTTGACGGGCCAAAATTTGGGTCTTTACAAGACTGCGGTTGAGGCTCAGGGCGGTTTCGCCGAGTTCCACGGTTCAAATGGAGGACGCCACCTTCATGTTGTGCCTAACGTTGAGGCACAGGGCGACTCGTCGTCCCCGGTCGCTATTGGTATGGGTGGCTCGGGTGGTTCTGCAACCTATAACTATACGATCAATGTGAATGGGGCGGGGGCTGACCCGCAGGAGATCGCGGAGACTGTTATGACTCGTATTAAAGCGCGTGAGCGTTCTGATCGGGAGCGTCGATAATGGCATCGTCTTGGCCTGACTATGTTGTCAAAGTTAAGAGTGGCGGCACCAAGTATTCGGACATCCGCCGTAGCGGCACGACGGGTGGCCGGGGTTCTGGTGTTACTCGCTATAGGCACACAGGTTATTGGGGCATTGTCGTGTTGGGGAACGATCAGTACATTGTTCCGTTGTTTGCGCGCGAGCAAAGAAGTGGCCCATATGGGGCGTTGAAGAATTCCGGCGGAACACCAGTTACGCATGAGCAACACTTGGACAACGTGCACACCGAAAACATGAGAGTCGCAGGAACCGACGAACCTCAAAAAAAGCCGACTTACTATTACGACGGCAAGGCATATCATTGGGACGGGAAAACATACGCTTACGGCACGTCCAACTATCTTGGTATTGATAAACGAACCTATACTTGGGATCCAACTGCTGCCGGTGCAAAATACTATTTCGGTGATGGACGGTCGGCTCGGGTATACCCAAATGATTTCCAAAAGAAAACTAGCGGGTCAAAAGACGTGCACCTCCAAAGGTACGGAGCAACGTCATCTTCTACCAGCACTGAAGTTTTTCAAGACAACGATGTTTCTCAGTTGGATATCGACTCTGACCGTCGTCTAGAAAGCGCGCGTACTGCTGCAAGAATTGCGATGGATGCTATCGCTGATGGCGGCAACCAGCGAAAATTGAGTGGCCAGTCGAGACAAGAATGGTTTTCTAATCAGAGTGTAAAAACTGCTGCTGAGAATGCTTTGCGTGCAAAAGGTTATTCAGATGCGATGATCGCTTGGTATTTTAACCCGAGCACAAACTTTCCTACCTCACAGGTGTTTACCGGTCCGTCTGGCAATAACACTGGTACAAATTCTGGTGGTTCTGGTGGCGGTGGCCAGAGTAGCCCTCCACGCACACAGATCGCTCCTACGCCTGCGGTGACTCGCGTGACTATTCGTGCACCTTTCGGCTATGCGGCACCTCCGGAGAAAGCACCTGATGTTCGACCTCAGTTGGTGCAGAATTACACTGATTACGAGCGAGATGCTGGTGTTGAATCAGGTTATCGTTCGCGGAAAAAGCAGTCTGTTTTTTACTTCCCTTATGTTCCTTCGCAGGTTCAATATTCTGGTCTTGGTTCCGAGTGGGTCGAAATTCCACGACAAGGCAATTTCCCGATTGTTGAATGGTCGAACTGGAACTTGCTTAAAGTACAAATGGAATTTCTGATCGCTGAGGATCGTCAGGAAAATGGTGGCGCAACTGTTCCTGACGGCATTTTCAACAGCGTTTCTCGACGTATCCAAACGTTGCGTGAAATGGCGCAGAGGCAGGCAGCGGTAAGTGTTTTTAACTTGGACGACATGTTCCGGGTCCAACTACTTCGTGCGAAACAAACTGGTAAACCAATGCAGTTTGTTATTAGCGGGTTGGAAATAACCGCACTGCGACGGTCGCAAAACTCTATCGAGAAAGAAATAACTGCTGCTCAAGTGAATTTGACGTTGCAGGAAATTCCGATTGAAGAGGTTACTCTCGTAAAGATGTCGCCTCCTGAATTTTCCGAAGATCCACCGAAACGTAAAAAAGATAACGACGACACCGAACCATCAAACCCCCTTTATACAGATACATTCGATTTCTTCTGGTAGGCGTCATGAGCGAAAAAGACATTGCCGAACGCCGTGGGGATCTGATTTTTTTTGATCCTAAATACGCAGACAGCGAAAGTGATCTAAGCCGCAACCTGTTGAGTCTCGAAGTGTCGATGGGTATCGATTTGGCCACTCAGGTTACCGCTCAGGTGCACGACAGCCAATTTCGACTTGCGCAAAACAACTACTTTGTTATAGGCAGGGACGCATTTTTCCGTACATCTACTGTCGGTGATTTGAGTGAAATTCATGGCACCAACAGCGTCCGCCTGCAGGACAATTTGTTCATGCGTCTAGAAATTGCGGCCGTTGCTTGCTCGGCTGGGGTTGGGGCGCAACCGGTGTGGACTGTTGAACTCCGCAATAAAGCGGTTCAGCAGATGCGTCGCGATAAGAACCCTGCATCGATCGAAGGCAGTGCGCATGACTACGTTATTAACGCGGCTCAAAAGTATGGTCTGGATGTAGTTGCTCAACCGACTGATAAAACGCGGAAGATCAATAAGGCAACTTCTGATCGTGCTGCCGATTCGGTGTGGGATGTGTTGCAAAATTTGGCTAGCGAGTCAAAGTATGTGGTATTCGAAACCGAAAATATTTTGTTTTTCGGTTCTCAAAAATGGCTTCTTGGTAGATGGGGTTCAAAGACGTCGGCTTGGCCTTTCGAATCTATTGCATATCACCTTAAGCCCGGCGATCGTTACAATTATTGCCTCGTAAGTTTCCCACCCAAGAAAGACGAAACGTTCCGTCCGGTAACAATGCCTGACATGCGCCGGTCGGATAACGATCCCCTTGAAGTTCAGGGGTCGGTTGAGTTGGAAAGGGAAGCCGGTTCTGCGTTGCGCCCGGGAATGAGTGTTTATATTGCCAACTATCCGACATTTGAAGGGCTGTATCTAATTGACAACGTCGAGTATTCACATCTTGGCACGGCTCCTGTCCGGGTTTCCTTCCGCTCTCCGGAACGAGAAGAAAAAGATATTCGCCAATTGAAGGTTTTGGACGAATACATTGACCCATACGAGGGCAACAGTACGTTTTATGCGAGGAAGTTTTGATGGCCGCTAACTTCATTTCACAGCAGAGCGGCGCGTCTCACCCGTTACAGCCCGGAGGTATTTATCTAGGTACCGTCGCAGGGATCAATGGGCGCAAATTGCGTATTTCCGTGGAACACATTGGTATTACTGTTGAGACCAGTTTTGTTGCGGCGCGTTCCCCAAAGGAGCCTTTCCGTAAGGGTGATCGTGTCGTATGTGCTTTTCTGAATTTAGAAAAAAACGATTTGGTGGTTCTTGGCCATGTCAATAGAAATTGGGATGTGTTTACGCTTCAGACGTTCTCGAACGTCCTCCAAAGCAGGATTACCGCCCTTGAGGAAGAAGTGGAAACCCTATCCAGCCGTCTGGCAAATGCAGAAACAGCGATAAACGCGTTGCAAACAGGCAAGGCGAATGTCGGCCACACCCACTAATACCATGTAAAATATAGCCAGAGGTGCCCGATGGACTCAATTAAATTCCCCATGCAATTTACTTCTGGCGGTCTGTCTCGCGTCGCGGAGGAGTCTGACGAGTATTATCGCCAACTTCTAGCGATCTCAGCGTTGACTGAGCCCAACTCGCTTCCGCTTACTCCGGATTTCGGTATTTGGGACCCCACCTTCTCGACCGTCGAGAAAGGCCAGTTTGTGCTTCACTCGTCGCGATTTGTCCCAGAAGTCGAAATTGAAGAAGTTGACGTGAGCATCAACGACGAAGGTGAGTCGGTCGTTAGTTTTGCGTATAGGAGACGGTAAAGATGCCCATGGATTTCACTGAATATGTTGATCTAAGCGTCCACGACCTCAGCCCTACCGATATTTATCTGGGGGCCATCGAACTGGCGCGTCTCGTTTTGCCGGAATTCGAGTTGCGTCAGGGCACTCCCGATGATGCGCTGTTTCAAGCAATGGCACAAATGTCGGCTTTGCAGGTTGTAGCAATCAATCGTCTCCCGAATCGCTTGATGCAAGGCATTGGGGCGATTATGGGTGTTCAGCGTGACGAGGGTCGACGTTCGACAGTTACTGCGACAATCGTTGCTGACTATGACGGCGCGTTTATTCCGGCGAACACAAACGTTATTCAAAATGCCACTATTCTCGGTGAGCAGGAGCAGTACTACTATTCTACTGCCACAGATGTGACTATCCCGGCCGTGACAGTTACTGAGAACCCAGATGGTTCACCGGCTGCTTTTCCTTCCGCCGATGTTGAACTGGTTGCGTTGTACACCGGTATTCAGCCGACCGTGAACGCCAACACTGATTTCGTACTAGATGTCGTCAATCCAAGCGTTTTGAACATTTTTTCTCTCGACGATTTTGTTAACGGCTCAAATGCCGAAGAAGCAACTGCTTACATGGATCGTCTGGCAACAAGCCTTCGTGGCGCCAGTAATACCGTCACCACCGCAAACCAAATGCAGGCATACTTGTTGGCTAACCGAACAGACCTCAGCAAGGTGAAGGTTTACGACAACACGGACCCGGAGGATGCGTATTCTGCTCAAATTGGGTCCGCGCCTTCACGCGGCTATACCGCGATTTACGCCTACGGCATCAACCGAACCCTAACTGAAGAAGAGTTGTATGAAGTCACTGTCGACATTTCGGAGGTGTCGACCGCTGGTTTGAATATCTCAACGCAGAACTTTACCTTTATCGATCTTGGCGTAACTGTTTCATTTGTTGTCGATCGGGCCTATGACCTCGGCGATATGCAGCAACTCGTTGTTGACCGGATCCAAGATTTGCTTTCCCCAACTGGATTCACCAGCGAAGCGGAAGCAGTACAGACTTCTGAAATCGCAAACGTTGTTCGAAGTCTGACAGGCATCCGATATGTTGAATCGGTGGCGCTGTCTGACCCAGACAATCTTCTTGCCAGCGGCGATCCTCTCATTCAGGTCGACGCCTTTGGCAACTACAATTTCACGAAAAAGGGAATTCTTCCTTTCATCGACGCTGTGAATATAACTGCGACGGGTCGGGTGCAGTAAGTTGGCTCGCACAGTAAATCTGCTTTCGTCAGATGACAGTCTGTCCGCTCTTAATGCGAGCGGGGTTCTTCGCGACGTATCAGAAGTCAATCATGGGTGGACCCTTTCGGGTGGATCGGCCGCTCTGGTAGCGACGCAGGCCAACCGAGTTTCCCCTAACTACTTCTCTCTTAGAATTACTCCCGACAACGAAGTGACGCCTGTGCAAATCAACATGCCGTTCATTAACGTGGACCTCGGGCAGATTCCTGATACGGAAGTAATTTTCCATTGTCTCGTCAACTGCGAACGTCCCCTTTTGGCTGTTGGCAAATTGACTGAGTACACAAGCGCTTTCGGTGACGAGGATGGTGTTCGGTCACGAACCGAGGACGGCCGTTTTTCGTCAATACGAACCAACCATGTGCCGTTCGAAGCCGGGCAAACTAATAAAAATTTGAAAATTCGAGTCCAGTTCACCGAACACCAAGGGAATCCGATTTTTTTCACGATTCCTGTTTTGATGGATGACGATGCTTATCTGCGAAGCATGGCTGTTCAAAACATGCGGAAGCAGTTGCCCACATTTTATTGGGATATTGATTCTCAAGAAACGAACCCCGATAACCCGTTTTTCAAATTGATTGATATTTTGACTTACGCAACTGATAATGTCGCTCAGTCGTATATCGAGATGTTTGATTACGAGTTGAACGAACTGTCTATTTTGAACGATGGGACTGAGGATTGGGCTCGCAGTACGCTCACCGACGCCAAGTATGTTGACGAAGATAAACGTTTGTGGCTCGCGCAGTTTACCGGTGGCGATCTTAAGTCTAATGTTTCATACCAATCGTTTACATACAACACGAACGAATTTGTGAATGTTGACCCCAACGTTTCACCGTTTGACGACCAGTATTGGCTCACTGAATTTTATGGGACACGAAACACCGATGTAAGCACCACTTACACTGGGAGCGATAATTATTACGCGCTTCAGCATCAATATTGGAGCAAGTTGAATGGCACATACAACTGGGGCAACTTGCGTCAAAACATGGACTATTTGTCTTGCCCGTATTTGCTCCGGGAGATGGACGACGATGCTGGCCGTTTGTTTTTCAATTGGGAATTCAACTTAAAATCGGCTGACTACAATGTAAATCCAACCGATCCCTTTCCGTACGTCAACATGAATCTGCGTGATCCTCTTAGTGGAGGTTACTACGACATCCCTGCTATTGCTATGGAATGGTCATACAACTCCCAAACTGTCCATAGTTTGAAACAAACGGATGACCCGACTGAGTGGTTTTACAGTGAGAAAGACCCTGCTTTTCAAGCATTGGCCCGCTTCCTAGGCAAGCACATTGTTATCGATCCATGTAGTTTCAACGGTTACTGGCGGCCATACCGGATCGGGTATATGACAAATCACGATTTCAACCCCGACAACAAGACGGCTACTACATCACTTCAAGAAATAAATTCATACGGGGGGCCGAGCGCGAATAAACTTGTTCTCGACCCGACCACTGTAGACATGTCGAGAGATATGCACCACGCAATTTTCGCGTCCCCATATACCGAAAACGAAGTGTATATCGCCAAATACTATGTGCAGGCCACACACTCGCCCGTAAGTGGTTACAACACTTTCGTCACCCAAACTATTGCTAATACATTCGGAAACGCGAGTTTCGGTTCCCGGCTTTGTATTTCTGGTTCTGGTAACGCCTGCGCAGCGTCCGACGAAGACCACAACATTTACGTGTATCGAGAAGTAGTCAACAGCATGGTTCAAGTCGGGAATGCTTTGAACGGCGAACTGGATGTTGTTGACATGAAAATGGACTTCGATGGCACGAATCTGTTTGTTTTATATCACGCCGGCGACTACATGGTTGTTCGCGTATACGAGTATTTCACGGCTAACAACGATTGGAATGTTATCCACGAAATGCGCATCGACGGAAGCCCACTGTATTTAGATGCTCTCAACGATTTCACCCCTCAGTACCGGCCCTACGGACGGCTCGTTGTTTCTGATGATGGCAACACGATCGCGGTAGCCAACCCTGTAGCCAGCCTTATTGACAACAACCAAAATTTTGTATCCGACAATCATGATGGCAACCATGGTTTTGTTCGGGTGTATAAAAAGCGTGACAACCAGTATCTTCAAGTTGGTGAAGATATTTACCGTGCTGTTCTGCAAGATCCTTCTACTTTGCCGAGCGGCGCATCAGTTGTTTTTGGAACATGTATAGATTTGGACTCTAAGGGTGACACGCTGGTTGTCAACTATGGCTGCTTGTATGATTTGATGTCCCCGGCCTTGATGAGGCCGAAATCGGAATCCGCTGAGGATACTGAATGGCGAGAGTCCGGTCCTCCCGCTGCAGATGTTTATGATTTGAAACAGTCTGGATGGACTTTGCGAGAAACGCTCTCTAGCCAAATTGACTCAACATACTATATTGGTACGAGCCCTATTGAGCGTCCGACAATCGTTTTCCCGCAATCTGTAACTCTGAGCGACAACGGCGAAATCGTATCAATTTTGCATAACGACAATTTTTTTGCTTCTGACGAAGTGTTGGAAACATCGTTTACATGGGACCGTGACCTAAAACGCTACAGGCGCACGTTTCAGGGTAGTACATCGGTTGAGACTACACCGGCGATTTCAATCAAAACGCTTCAGGACCAAGTGTTCCGCGAAAGGCCGATGCATCGCATCTCTCAATACGCGATGATGCCGAAGTATGCGGATCTTTTTTCTAAGGATGGCTTCGATTGGTCGCTCACCTACGACTACACGAATCCCAACAATACGCCGTCACCACGCGTTTTGATCGGATTTTCCAAATACGACAATGGCTATTATTTGACACGCAACAACGCTTTCGAAACTTTTTTAAAAACGAACGCTGGGACAATCGGCAACAAGTTTTACGTTGAGCAAGGCGACACCGTCTGGGAAATCGGTTACTCGGGCCAATGGTGGTTTTCGGACCAATTGGGCGCTGGGGGGCCAGACCCGACAAACGAGGGCTACTACTGGGTTTCGTACGAATACATCGAGAAAGTTGTTGGTTCTGGCGATAGAACTCCAAGCAAAAATGAGTTCGAATCGTTTAACTTCACTGGTTTCCCACACAACAACATTGGGTGCAAACTCCATTTGGTCGACTCGGAAAACGACGAAACCGTGTTTATCGGCAACGGCGACTTTATTGAGTGGCAGTTGGCGAACTCGTATTATGGTCGGTCTGCTGGTTCTCGTACGTCGATGGTTGGGGCCGTTCAACAGGTCCTCACCGGATCGAGAATTGTTGCTGTGTCGCCAAACTATGAGGACCAGTTCCATCGTATCCATCTTCGCACCTTGACCTCGGAGACGCCCACGGTCGATCCTGTGACGACATCGTCGGGTGCGGTGCTGACAGCGGTGGAGCCGACACGGCCTGCCGGATTCATCTTCACACACGAGACAGTTGATAAACTGTTCATTACACTCAATAACATTGGTATCGGGCGACTCGATCTTTTCGAACTCGGTTAGGGGTAATCATGGCTGGCGCAGGCTTCAAAGAATTCCAATCAGAATCAGTCCTGACGGCGACACAAGTAAATACGTACTTGATGCAGCAGTCGGTCATGAATTTCAGTGACACTTCTGCCGCGTCGGCTCAGATCGTCGACGTTAACGGGTCGAGTCTCTTGTCTGAAGGCATGGTCGTCTATTCCCAGCAGGAAGAGCGTCTGTTTGTTCGCAATGGTTCTGGGTCATGGGATCGCGTGGGGACGAAAGACGAGATTGATGCTCAGGAGGCTCGTTCTGGCCAGATTCTGGTTTACATGGAAGTCATTAACTGATCGACTTCAGACTGGTATAATGTATAAGACGTAACCGACTCCTCCAAAGGGGATTCCTATGAACGCCACTTTCATCAAAGATGCTGCCGAGCGCGCTGCCAAAACCTTCATTCAGGCCTATCTGGGTGTCTGGATGGCGACGGGCGCCGATTTTGACGGCCTCGCTTCCGGAGACAACCTCAAGGCGGGTGTTGTCGCTGTTGCCCTTTCGATCGCCATGAGCATGGGCCTCAAGAACGTTGGCCCGAATAAGGGTTCTGCTTCCGCAGTCTGATTGGCAAATCTTTGCCCGGTTTAACCGGGTCTCTGATCTACAATTGAGTAGGTTTAGGGAGAAGAGGCGCCAATGATCGCAGGCACTTACAACATTACATGCGAGCAGGGCGCGTCCTTTCTTCGCGTCATCAGGCTAAAAAGCCCTGATCCGACTGACCCCACGGGTGAAACCTACGTCGATTACGACCTAGAGAACTACACGGCACGCCTACAGGTGCGTAGAACCGTGTCATCTGACTCGTTCCAGATCGAATTAACCACGGAAAATGGTGGGATTGTTCTGGAGAACGGCGGGCAAAAGGGTGAAATCCGTTTGATTATGACGGACGAACAGACGGCTGCCCTGACCAGCGACGGGGTTTATGACCTCGAAATCGAGTCAGCCGGCGGTTTCGTGAGCCGTGTCGTCGAAGGGACATTCACTCTGAAGTTGGAGGTGACGCGGTGAGCGAGGCTGTCCCCAATCAGGTATACGTGTATCAGGATTCTCCTAATTCCGTTACGGTAGAAGAAGATGCGCCTACGATTATCGAGGTTCGCACCGGAATTTCGTCTGGGAATACGCGACGCCACGTTCATGTCCAGTCATCTCCTGAAAATTCGTGGATTGTCAACCATACGCTTGGTGGGAAACCTTCGGTAATGGTGGTTGATTCTGCAGATACAATCATCGTCGGTGATGTAACATATATAAGCAACACGGAAATTCGCATCGACTTCACATCAGCGTTTTCCGGCTCAGTATATCTCACGTGAGGCGGGTCCTAGATGGCAACGAAATTCGTCACAAATCTTGATCTAAACGAGAATCAGGTTCTGAACGGACGTTTTGAGTCCCTCGCATCAGACCCGACGACGAACAACTTTGATGGTCGCCTGATCTACAACACGACCGAAGGCACCATCAAGGTTTACGACGCAGATACCTCAACGTGGCGCAAAGCGCTCCACGCCCTCTCGTCGAACACCACCGCACTCACTATCAGTGAGTCTGCGGGTTCCGTCACCTTCTCCATCGCTGACTCTGTCGCGTCGGGCGCTTCCGGGTTGCTTACCGGATCCGATAAGCAGAAACTCGATGACGCCGCATACGTCAACACCGGCTCCGTTCTCGCTATCCGTGACGCCAACGGCCGTCTGCAGGTTTCAGCGCCAGTCAACGATCTTGATGCCGCCAACAAAGCATACGTTGACGCTGCCCGTACCGGACTCGACGTCAAAGCCTCAGTGCGCGCAGCGACCACCGGAGCACTTAGCATCACCACTGACCTCGAACCCGGAGACACCGTCGACGGAGTCACACTTGCTCAAGGCGACCGTGTTCTCGTAAAAGATCAGGCTTCCGGTGCAGAAAACGGCATTTATGTCGTTCAGGCATCTGGCGCCGCTGTTCGCGCTGATGATGCTGACAGCACCGCTGAGGTTTCCCCGGGCATGTTCACCTTCGTTGAGGAAGGAACGATCAACGCTGACGCTGGCTGGGTTCTGACGAACAACGGAACGATCACGGTCGGCACTACCGCCCTTGAGTTTGCCCTCTTCTCGGTTGCCGGAACGATCCTCGCTGGAGACGGCCTGTCGAAGACCGGCGATGTCATGGATGTCAATGTCGCGGCGACCGGTGGCATCCAGATCACCAGCGACAATCTCGAAATCAAGATCGACAGCAACTACAGCGGCTTGACCACGACTGGTGACGGTCTTGCGCTTCATAGCGATGTTGCTGGTACAGGCCTGACCTTCACTAACGGCGTTCTTTCGGTCGACACCATCGACCTGACCAGCGCTTCGGGTAACGGTGTTAGCGGCCTGCTTCCGATCTCCAATGGTGGTACCAACGCTTCTACGGCTGCGGGTGCTCGTGGCACCCTTGCTGAAACCTCAGCCACCGGGCTTACGACCAGCACCCCTGTTCTTGCGCGAGTTGCCGCGCAGTCGCTGGGTGATGGCACAAGCACTTCGTTTACTGTTCAGCACAACTTCGGAACGCGTGACGTAATCGTACAGATTTACGATTCAACGACGTATGACACGGTCATCGCTGATGTGGTGCGAACAAACACGAACTCGGTGACTGTTGCGTTCTCGACTGCTCCCGCCTCGGGTGCGTTCAAGGCTGTCGTCACCGGTTGATAATAACCGCCTTGAGGGGCGGTTCGACAATTTGACGATCAGTTGAGGCTGGTTCAGCATGACAAGATTTGTAGGGACGCCTGTAAAGGGCGTCGAATTCGCGAACTTAGGAGACGAAGCCGTCTCCGTCAGGGTCAATGGAGATTCTGTTGCGCGAGTCCGAATCGATGCTGGCGGCCGATTCACTTGGTCTGATGGCTCCCAAACCGGAGATGTCAACCTTTACCGGTCTGATGGAAGCACACTCAAGACCGACGACACGCTATTTGCTGCAAATGGCGTAATTACTCTTACCACTTCCGGTGCTCCGACAACGTCGCTCCCTGATGGTGC